AAATACTATTCGTCTAATGATTTCAGTATGTTGAGGGACAGGTCTAAGAAAGACTATCAATACTTCCTTGGCATACTGACTGACGAATTTGGTGATGTACACTATGATAAGGTGACTACCAAGCAAGCCAAACACGCCTATGAAGAATGGGTACAGCGTGGCATATCACTTGCTAATCATGTGTGTACTGTGTCTTCCATCGTGTATCGCTACGCAATAGAGATGGAGTATGCTGTCATCAATCCATTCGCCAACATCAAACGCAAGACACCTAAACCTCGCAAGGTTGTATGGTCACAAGAGGATGTGCGTAAGTTTCTTGACTACGCATACAGTGACTTTGACTACCGTAGTATTGGGTTGATTGTACACATGGCATATGAATGGTGTCAGCGGCTAGGTGATATGCGTCTGCTTACATGGGACATGCTTGACTTTGAAGAAGGCAAGTTACACTTGGAGCAAAGCAAACGCCGTGCGCAAGTTACACTGCCTATTAGTGAGGACTTGTGTGGCATGTTGTCGCACCAAAAGGAAGACTTTGGCTTTCAACCCTTGGTTGCACCTCGTCCACATCCTATGAATGGTGAGTATCACCCTTATAGCATAGACAGATTGTCTAAGTTTGGGCGGCAAGCCATGCGTAATGCAGGGTTGCCAGAGGAACTACGCTTGTCTGACTTACGAAGGACAGGCACAACAGAAATGGTAGAAGCAGGTGTCGGTATGGCACAAATCATGTCGGTTACAGGACATAGTAACCCACAGTCTGTCAAACCATACATGAAAAATACTTATGCTAGTGCGAATTATGCATTGACTACACGAAAAACACATGGTATAAGCAATACAAATGCCGCAACGAAAGTGATTATACATGAGTAATATATATAACATTATAAGTGATATAGATATACCTAATGGTAGTACAAAGAGAATGACTTGTCCCGTTTGTAATGGGTACAATACATTCACTGTGACTAACAACATGGGTAGTCTTGTATGGAATTGTTACAAGGCTTCTTGTACTGTCAGTGGCGGTACACGTGTTAGGTTGACAATGGAAGACATTCGTAAAGGCTTTGGTGGTGCTGAAGCATTTGCGTCTCAGGAAACATTTACCCTGCCTGAGTATATTGTACCTGCCAACTTTGATGTAGTGGAATGGGCTATGGAATTGTATGGTCTGGACGTTGATGAGGTGGGTATTATGTACGATGTTAAAGAGCATCGTGCAGTATTCCCTATCGTGCATGAAGGCAAAACAGTGGACGCAACTGGACGTGCGCTGGGAAAAAGATTGCCTAAGTGGAAACGATATGGAAAAAGTGGCTTGCCATACAGTCATGGGTGTGGTAAAGTCGCCGTAGTTGTTGAGGACTGCGTGAGTGCCGCAGTTGTCGGTAATGATGTTTGGTGTGGGGTCGCCGTGTTGGGGACATCATTACAGGAATCTCACAAGAAGTATCTTGCGCAGTTCTCAACAGCCATAATAGCCCTAGACCCTGATGCTTTGCCAAAGACATTAGGCATGGCGAAAGAACTAAGAGGTCATGTAAATGATGTTCGTGTTCTTCGCTTGACAGATGACTTAAAGTATCGTAATCCAACAGACTTTGAAAACCTAACCAACATAGGAGTATGACAACATGGAACTATCCCTAATACGAAGTTTAATGGACAAGTCGTTCTACGATGACCATCGTGGTGCTAAGTGTCCAGACCGCCTGTTCAGTAAGGATGTGCGGAAGATTAAGAAGACCATTGACATGGCAATGGACAGGTACAATCGTACCGTAACACCTGACGAAGTAGAGGCACTGTTCATGTCGGACAACCCGACACTGACTACTGCACAGAAGCAAGCCTATGCATCCCTGTTTGCCAGTGTTAAGAGAGAAAACACTATGGGCAGTGATGTAGCACAAGAGGTGCTATCCAAGTTATTCCAACAGGTTATTGGCGAAGATGTAGCCAACATTGGATTTGACATGGTGAATGGCGATGCCAACACACTGGAGTCACTGCGTACTTTGCTTGAGCGATATGGCGATGACTTCATTCCTAACTTAAACATTGAGTGGGATGACATCAGCATTGAGACATTGATGGCAAAGGCTGAACTGGAAGCACGATGGACATTCAATGTACCTGCCATTGCTCGTAAGGTAGAGGGCGTGTCTGGTGGTCAGTTGATTGAGGTAGGCGCACGTCCTAACGCTGGCAAGACATCGTTTCATGCCAGCCTCATTGCCGCACCAGGGGGCTTTGCACATCAGGGTGCTAAATGCATCATCCTGTGTAACGAAGAGCATACACACCGTGTTGGTGCAAGGTACTTGACTGCCGCCGCAGGGATGACTGCTCGTGAGGTACGAGACAATATGTCCAAGGCAAAGGCACTGTATGCACCTGTGATGAACAACATCAGGATTAAGGATGCAGGTGGACGTGACATGGCATGGGTTGAATCTGTATGTAAGTCATACAAACCTGACGTACTTGTGCTTGACATGGGTGACAAGTTTAGTGTAGCAGGTAGCTATGCTAGAGAAGACCAAGCACTAGCGGCTTGTGCTATCTATGCTAGGCAGATTGCCAAGACATATGACTGTGCTGTATTTTATATGTCACAGTTGAGTGCTGATGCTGAAGGACGTACTACACTTAACCAGAGCATGATGCAGGGTAGTCGTACAGGTAAGGCGGCAGAGGCAGACTTGATGATACTGATTGGCAAGTCACCATCTGTGGAAGGGCAGGAAGAAGATAGCCCAATGCGCCATATCAACATCGTCAAGAACAAGTTGAATGGCTGGCATGGCATGGTGAATTGTAACCTAGACTATCAGACAGCGAGGTACGAAGGATGAAACTAACACTAGACGTAGAGAATACTGTCACTAAGCGTGATGGCAAACTTCACCTTGACCCATTTGAACCAGAAAACTCACTGGTCATGGTTGGTATGCTTACTGACCAAGGTGAGGAGTTTAGTATCACCTTTGACCACAGTGAGTGTGAGCCAAGCTACAATGGTCACAAGATTGTGCAGGAGCAGTTAGATAAGTCTACCGTGCTTATCATGCACAATGCGGCACACGACTTGCTGTGGCTGTGGGAGAGTGGGTTCACGTATGATGGTCCTGTGTTTGACACAATGCTTGCTGAGTACGTCTTACAGCGTGGACAGAAGCAACCTCTATCACTTGGGGCTTGTGCTGAACGATATGAGTTGGACATACAGAAGCAGGACACACTGAAGGAATACTTCAATAAAGGATACAGTGTACGTGACATACCGCACGATGAGTTATCACACTATCTGTCTGCTGACCTTCATGCTACCCAGCAACTTGCTGACAAGCTGATGTATCGTCTGAACACAAGGGATGATGGCGGCTTGATTGGTACTGTTGACCTGACTAATCAGGTAGCTGTGTGTCTGGCACGTATCTATCAGCGTGGCTTTGCTGTTGATATGACAGCACTCAATGATGTGCGTAGTGAGTTTGAACAGGAGCGTGATACCTTACAGAATGAACTGCAACAGCATGTTCGTAACCTGATGGGTGACACACCTATTAATCTCAACAGCCCAGAGCAATTATCATGGGTTATCTACAGCCGTAAGGTGAAGGACAAGCAGTATTGGGGCAATGCTATTGACCCTTACATGGATGATGCAGAGTTTCGTAGTCTCATTGCAGGTGGTACAGAGCGTGTGTACAAGACTAAGGCAGTCCAGTGTTCCTCTTGTAATGGTTCTGGCAAAATCAGAAAGGTAAGGAAAGATGGAAGTTTATATGCTAACGCAAACAGATGTACTGATTGTGACGCTATTGGCTATGTGTTTAATCCTACTAGTCAAGTCGCTGGATTAAAGTTCAAGCCACCGTCAGCTAAGTGGGCAAGTGCCAATGGCTTTACTACTAGCAAGGGTAACCTTGAGTTGCTTGAGGCATCAGCCAAGTCACAAGGCATGACAGATGCAGTGGACTTCCTATATAAAGTACGTAGGCTATCAGCCGTTGACACATACCTGTCATCCTTTGTGGATGGCATTCAGACACATACCAAGCCTGATGGTAAGTTACATGTGCGTTTGCTTCAGCATCGTACAGCGACAGGCAGGTTTAGTGGGGCAGACCCTAACATGCAGAACATGCCACGAGGTGGTACGTTTCCTGTGAAGAAGGTGTTCGTGTCTCGTTTCGAGGGTGGCAAGATACTTGAGGCTGACTTTGCACAGCTAGAGTTTCGTGCCGCCGCATTCTTATCACAAGATGGAGTTGCTATTGAAGAAGTATCTACTGGATTTGATGTACATGCATATACCGCTGAAGTTATTACTACCGCTGGTCAATCTACGAATAGGCAGGATGCGAAAGCGCATACTTTTGCGCCGTTGTATGGAGCGACAGGCTTTGGAAGAACAAAGGCAGAAGCGGCATACTATGAACACTTCAACGAGAAGTATCAAGGAGTCGCAGATTGGCATTCCAGATTGGCTAAAGAGGCTATAAACACACGCAAGATTCGTACACCATCAGGTCGTGAGTTTTCATTTCCTGATGTTACACGGAATGCCCGTGGCAGAGTGTCGCACTTTACACAGATAAAGAATTATCCTGTACAATCATTTGCTACGGCAGACATTGTACCTGTGTCATTATTACACATAGATAAATTACTTGACGGTATGCAGTCTTGTGTGGTAAATAGTGTTCACGATAGTATCGTCATTGATGTTCATCCAGATGAGGAAAGGAGAGTTATTGACATCATCAAACAAACTAATGACGATTTACCAAACCTAATAGTAATGCGATGGGGCGTACAGTTTAACGTACCATTATTACTTGAAGCAAAAATTGGTTATAATTGGCTTGACACGAAAGACGTAGCCTGATATAACTATGGTTCATTTGACTTTTATAGAAGGAGTATATACATATGACAACAACACTAACAACTATTGACACCAACAACTTTGCAGAGATGGCTAAAGCTATGGGCATGTCTGTTGATACTGCTAACTCAAAGAAGCAGAGCAGCACACTTGCACGACTACGCTTGAACCACTCTGCCATTATGGGTACTGCCGATGTTAACGGCAAGAGTGTCAACATGGAAGTAGTACCAGCAGGGACTTACAGACTAGAGATTCCTGATGGTCCAACTTACTATGCCCAATCAGTAAACCTTCGTCCATACCTACAACGCTTCATGTACAAGCGTTTTATCAAAGGTCATGGCGATGTACCTAACCGCTATGTCAAGACTGTCATGGCTGACAATCTGAATATAGACTTGAAAGACAATGATGGTGGCTTCAATTGTGGTAAGCCAGCAGGATACATCCAAGACTTCAAGGCATTGCCAGAGAAGACACAAGACCTTATCAAGCAGATTAAGCGTGTACGTGTAATGCTTGGTACAGTTGAACTGATTGACCCTGTAGATGCCAACGGTAATCCTGTTGAACTAGATGAGACTGCATTCATCTGGGAGATTGAGAACCGTGACGCATTCAAGGATGTCGGTGCAGTGTTTACTAAATTGGGCAAGATGAAGCGTCTTCCTGTTCAGCATATTGTAGTAGGTAATACTGAAGAACGTAAGTTGCCTAACGGTAATAGTTTCTTCCTGCCTGTGGTATCCCTTGATGTAACCAATACACTTGACCTTGGAGATAGGGAACATCACATGTTTGCTGACTTCATGGCATGGGTAGAGAATTATAATGAGTATATCATTAATGCCTACGCTGAGAAGTCATCACGACATGATGATACCATTGATGCTGAAATCTCAGATGGTATCATTGACATTGAACTTGATGAGGAAGTAGCCTAATGAACCATCCTGCTGAACTGTCGTTGCATCAGTATCTGGAAGATGCGGTCAATGGCAAAACACAAATGTCTGATGAAACGATAGAGCAAGTAGCCAACGACATCAAAGAGGCACTGCATCGTCAGTTTGGCAAGGAGAGTAAGCGCAGAGAGTTTACTCTTCGGATGTCAAACATAGGCAGACCGTCTTGTCAGTTGTGGTTTGAAAAGAATCACCCTGACAAGGCATTGCCAAAGCCTACCACATTCGTCATGAACATGATGATTGGGGATATTGTAGAGGCAGTATTCAAAGGTCTGTTAACAGAAGCAGGAGTTAAGTATGAGAACTCAGATAAAGTATCACTGGAACTCAATGACACCACTATTTCTGGAACATATGACATTGTTATTGATGGTGCTGTTGACGACATTAAGTCAGCATCTGACTGGTCATATCGTAACAAGTTTGTTTCATTTGAAACACTAAAGAATGGAGACAGTTTCGGATATGTTGGTCAGCTTGCTGGCTATGCTAAGGCTTCTGGTAAAGAGGCAGGTGGTTGGTGGGTAGTCAACAAAGGTAATGGGGAGTTTAAGTATGTCCCTGCTACTGGCATTGACATTGATGCTGAACTGGACAAAGCAAAGTTTGCTAAGATTGCCTTAGAAAAGGATGAAGTACAGCGTTGCTTTGAGCCAGTTGAAGAAGTGTTCAGAGGCAAGCCTACAGGTAATAAGATATTAGGTGTAGAGTGTGGCTTCTGTTCATATAAACACGCTTGTTGGTCTAACTTGAAAGAGATGCCATCAGTTATGTCAAAAGCAAAAGACCCTAAGATTGTGTCTTATGTTGAGTTGGTAAATGATGGCAACCCACAATCATAAGGCATTTAGGGCGGCGCGTAAGTATGGTTATAGGAGTGGGTTGGAGTTAAAGATATCGGAGTATCTTAACAACCTAAAAGCAAAGTATGACTACGAGAGTATCAAGATTGAGTGGGAAGACTTAGCCTACCGCACCTATACACCAGACTTCGTGTTAGACAATGGCATCATCATAGAATCTAAAGGGATGTTTACTGCCGCAGATAGACGCAAGCACCTTGCAATCAAGCGGCAACATCCCACATTAGATATACGGTTTGTGTTTGAGAATAGCAGACGCAAGTTGCGTAAGGGTGCTAAGTCAAATTATGCTGAGTGGTGTATCAAGTATGGTTTCTTATACTATGACCGCATCATTCCAGAAGATTGGCTGAAAGAGAAAGGAAAGAACCAGCATCCTAAGTTTATTAAATTTACTGGAACTAAAAAGCAAAGGAGTTAGCTATGACAGACAACGCAGACAACCATATTCAAGACAATGATTTTTTGATTCGTATTCGCCCACAGACTGATAAGACAAATAAGTGGACAGGGGAGATTGATGTAGCCATTATTACTAATGACGACAAGCATCTGTCAGACGATGACTACTTCCAGATACTACATCTTACTAAGATGGTGGCTTGCACAATACCCATCATGGAAGTAGATGACGCAATGAGAGATGCGGTACATGATTTTGTTATGGAGTTTGAAAATAAGATGTCAGAGGAAGATATTCCTGTTGACAGTGAAAGAGGAAGGGTGTTAGAAATAGATGACAATGTGGTGACATTATCATTTGGAACACGAACAAAGGGGAGTGCTTGACATGACAGATTACAAAAAGATAATTGAAGAATTTGAAGCAGAGGAAAAAGCCAAGCGAGAGCAAGTCAGAAAACAATCTGACATGGTAAATAATCCTGCACATTACAATAAGTCAGGCATCGAATGCGTTGACGCTATTGCTGCTGCAACAGGAGAGGGGTTTGAGTATTATCTACAAGGCAACATACTTAAATACCTGTGGAGATACCGCTACAAGAATGGCTCAGAAGATTTGAAGAAAGCACAGTGGTATCTTAATCGTCTAATTCAAGAAGTGGAAGGCTGCTATGATGGTGACCGTTAAGGTGTTTATGACACTGCTAATTGACGATGAAGAATATCCTATGCCAGCAGATGGCAGAGTGGATGAAGAACTTGAAGAGGCACTTGAAGAAATGATATATGATATTGATGGTGTCAGAGTAAAAACAATAAGAACAGTTATGGAGAGTTACTAATGAACAATTATTTACCGACCGACTACCAAAACTTCATAGCCCTTTCACGCTATGCACGATGGAAAGAAAATGAGCAAAGGCGTGAGACATGGCAAGAAACTGTGTCTCGTTACTTTGACTACATCACAAACCACCTTCGTGACAAACACAATTACAAAGTCACAAAGGACATGCGCAACGAACTAGAGCAAGCGGTACTTAATCAGGACATCATGCCAAGCATGAGGGCATTGATGACTGCTGGTCCTGCCCTAGACCGTTGCCATGTTGGTGGATACAACTGTTCATATGTACCAGTGGATAGCCCTCGTGCATTTGACGAGACTATGTACATCCTTATGTGTGGTACTGGTGTAGGCTTCAGTGTTGAACGCCATCATGTAGAGAAACTACCTATTGTGAATGAAGACTTTCATGAGACAGACACCATAATCAAGGTAGGTGACAGTCGTCCGGGATGGGCAAAGTCACTGAAAGAACTTATTGCTATGCTGTACACTGGACAGATTCCTAAGTGGGATGTGTCAGAGGTACGCCCTGCAGGTGCAAGGCTCAAGACATTTGGTGGTAGGGCATCAGGTCCACAGCCACTTGTTGAGTTGTTTAACTTCTGTATTGAAAAGTTCAAAGGTGCGGCAGGACGTAGGCTATACCCTATTGAATGCCATGACATCATGTGTAAGATTGGTGAGGTTGTAGTTGTTGGCGGTGTACGCCGTTCTGCACTCATCAGCTTGTCCAATTTGAATGATGACCAGATGCGTCATGCTAAAGCAGGTCAGTGGTGGGAGAATGAAGGACAACGTGCCTTGGCTAACAACAGTGTGGCATACAAAGAGAAGCCACAGATGGGTACATTCATGCGTGAGTGGATGTCACTGTATGATAGTAAGTCAGGTGAGCGTGGTATCTTCAATCGTCAGTCAGCAAAGAAACAAGCAGCTAAGAATGGTAGGCGTGACGCTGACCACGACTTTGGATGTAACCCTTGCTCTGAAATCATACTTCGTCCTTACCAGTTCTGTAACTTGTCAGAGGTAGTTGTACGAGCCTCAGACACACAACAGAGCCTGTTAAACAAGGTTCGACTAGCAACCATACTAGGCACGTTTCAAGCCACGCTGACAGACTTTAAATACCTTCGTAAGATATGGAAGAATAACACAGAGGAAGAGCGTCTGCTTGGCGTGTCATTAACAGGTATTATGGATAACCTGCTTATGTCTGGTAAGTCATCGCAGTTAGGCACAAACATTGCTACTACTCTTGCTTCACTTAAAAATGAAGCAATCAAAGTGAACGCTGAGTTGAGTAAGAAGTTGGGTATCAATCAGTCTGCCGCCATTACATGCGTCAAGCCTAGTGGTACAGTGTCACAGTTAGTTGACAGTGCGTCAGGCATTCATGCTCGTCACAATCCTTACTACATTCGTACTGTTCGTGGTGATAACAAAGACCCATTGACACAGTTTATGAAGGCACAAGGTATTCCAGCAGAGCCTGATGTCATGAAGCCTGATAGCACGACAGTGTTTAGCTTTCCAATGCAATCACCTAAGACTGCAATCACACGAAATGACATGTCAGCTATTGAGCAACTAGAGTTATGGTTGGTATATCAATTGCATTGGTGTGAACACAAACCTTCTGTCACTATCTCTGTCAAGGAACATGAGTGGATGGAAGTTGGGGCATGGGTCTATGAACACTTTGATAATGTGTCAGGCATTAGCTTCTTACCACACAGTGAACATACATATCAGCAAGCACCTTATCAGGACATTGATGAAGAACAATATAAAAAGTTCTTGACACAAATGCCAGATAGTGTAGACTGGAGTAAGTTACCTGAGTTTGAAAAGGAAGACACAACATCAGGTGGTAGGGAGTTGGCTTGCACAGCAGGTGTCTGTGAAGTAGTTGACTTAACGGCTTCGTAGTGATAGAGTGCAGTGGATTAGACTTGTTATGGTGGCAGTGGTGGATACTTGTAATGATTACAACCAACACTGTCATTAACTTGATTGTGTTCTTTAAGCACAGGTTTAGGAGTTGACAATGGTAGGAAAGATTGGCATAAAGGATTATGTTGAACACAAAGATGGTTCAGCAACATTAACATTTGAGTGTGATGATGAAGCGAAGAAAGCACTCATTAACGAAGGGCTTATCTCGCTGCTTGAGAAGGCAGTCAGTGAGCATCACCCAGAGTATAAAGCAACAGAAGGAGAAGGAAGATGGAGAACCTAGAACCAAAGATTGAAGACAGAAAGAAGTTTGACATTGACCTTGAGTACGGTAAGGTGCGTGAAAAACAGGTAGCTGATATGCTACAGGATAAGAAGATTGAGGTGAAAAGTGAAAGAGACGTATGGCAGAAGACTGGAAACATTGCGATTGAGTATGAGTGCTACGGAAAACCAAGCGGCATCTATGCTACGGAATCGGATTACTGGTTTCACAATCTGTGTATTGGCGAAGATACGTTTGCTACTATTGTCTTTGACACAAAGAGTTTGAAGCGCATCATTGACAACCTTGATTACAAACGCAGCGTATCAGGTGGAGATAACAATGCATCACGTATGTACTTGCTCAACCTACAGAAGTTGTTCTCATCCGATGTAATCAAAGCATTTAAGGAGACACAGGATGAATTGGCTAGAGAAGCAAGCTAAAGAGTTTATGGAAAGGAAAGGCATGAGTACAATTACAGCAACAGAGTATCAACAGAAGGCATCTGAGACAGCTATCTTCCCAAAAGAAAAAGCCCTTGAGTACATTACTCTTGGGCTGACAGGGGAAGCAGGTGAGATTGCAAATAAGGTGAAGAAACTTATTCGTGATGGAGCAGATAAGGAAACACTAGAGCAGAAGAAGATTGAGATTGGCTATGAGTTAGGTGATGTGCTTTGGTATTGTGCTATGTTAGCACGTGAAGTGGATATTAACCTTGGGCATATTATGGAAAAGAACATTGAGAAGTTGCATTCACGTAAAGAACGTGGTACACTAGGTGGGTCTGGCGATAACAGATAATAATAATAATCTCCTTTCTAAATCATGGGCAAACTAAAAGGGGGCAATTAAGCCCCCTCTTTTTTACATAGCTTCTCTTGCTAATGTTCGCCCGACAGTAATTGCCATTATTAAATGATTCTTATCTGGTTCCATCTCTTGCATCTCAATAACATCTTTACCATATTTCTGCATATAGTAATCATCAGCAGCATTTCTTTCTGCCTTTGACATTGAGTTATATTCAGCACGGTCAAAAGGTGTATAACCTTCTTCACTTACTTTTATTGCTTCTATTTCACCAAGTTGTTTTGCAATACTTCTATACAATCCAAGACGATTACGTATGACAAGTCTTTTCTCTGCCTCAGTTTTAGATTGGTACTCTTCAGATTCTACGTAAGCAGATAGTTTATTTTCTATTTCTCCACCAAGGAATCTCTTTACGAATGCATCTGCCTTCTTATCACCAGTGCTAGGGGATATTTCAAAACTCTTATACCCTAGTCTAGTTAGTTCTTTTTCAGCAGGATTACGCTTGGCTTCTTTGCGAAGACCAATAAACTGTCCAACCATAGTACTTTGCCTAAACACTGGACCTTCTCTTGTCGGGCTTTCTAATTCAGGTAACTCTTTTGCATAACCCGGAAGGTCTTTAGCTATAGTATTAGATAATGCTTGACTGAATCTGCTAGATGAACCAAACCCTTCATACTGCTTTGAGTCACGGATAATAGCAGCCTCTGTATCATATGCTGCTTGCACATCTCTTACTACACGTATGGGTGTAGCAAAGCCACCAAAGATTTCACCTACATATTGACCACCTATCTCCGCTATCTTTTCAGAAGACTTGTCTGTTCCTTTAATTGACTCAAAGAAATTGTCAACAACAAAGGAACTTGCACCTGTACGCCACTGCGCACCAGTAAATCCTTCTATGAAATCTTTTGAATCAATCGCTGTACCATTACCCATCTTAACAATCACATCAGCAACCGCAAGATAAGGAGCGATAGGGAAGAATGGACGCAAGTCATATGTACCATTCTCAGTGCTACCTTCATACCACTTTACATCCTGATTATCTGAACGGTATTTGATAGCAGCCATTAGTGCAGCAGTACCAACTACACCTTTAGAAAAATCTTCTCTGGACTTACGAAATAATTGTGCAGCTTCTTTACCTTTAGCAGTAGCAAGGTCTACATTATCTGCTTTCTTAGCAGCTTCAGATGCTCTTCTGGCAAAGCGTCCTAACACATTAGTATAAGCAGAGGACACGACACTTACAGGGCTGTACTGAAACTGAAACTGTAAAGCATTGACCATGAATCTAGCAAAAGGAAATGCGGCAGTACCAATAGGACCGGGTATTGGACCTAATGCCTCATTGAATTTTACGAAGTAATGCCCTACAGTATCTCCACCCTTTTTACCATCTGCTTTTGGCATACGAGAGAATGTAAAGGACAGAGATTCTTCAACAGCATCTGACAATACCGTACTAGGAAGTACCTTACCTGATGCTGTAAACTCTTCAAGACTTTTGTACTGACCTAACTTAGTAGGATTGTCTACAATAATACCTGCACGGCGCATACGTTTATCTATAGTGTCTACAAATATAGCACGTCTAAACATAATATCTTGAGCAATGTTTAAGCCGTTTAGTTTTGTAGTAATCCAGCTAAGAGATTTATCACTGTCTACTTCCTGCAGTGTTCTGTTAATACGTGAAGCAAGAAATGTGTTGTGACTTAGTAGACTATCTGCTATATCTGCTGTACCACTAACATCACGTAGTCTTGCCATCGCACCAAAGCTGTCACGAATAATGTCACGGAAACTTCCATTTGTTCCTGCTATCATATTACCTGACGTAGCAGCATCAGCACCACGTCCAATGTGATATATAGCTGCTTCAATAGCATTAGCTGCAGCTTCCATAGGCAGTCTAATAGCGGCAGTACCTACGTTACGTACTGTAGTAGAAATTTGTGTAACCATTAATGCACGTCTTTCACGGTCAAGACGTTGCATAAACTGATGACTCTTACCAAAGATGCCTATTATCTCATCACTAGGTAGTTGCTCTGTAAGAGCATCTGCAAGTTCTTTATCTATACGTGCTATGCCTTTAATTATTTTACCGACATTACTTGCTGTCTGTAAGAACCTACCAGCATCTTGGTAGCTTGCACCCATAGCGTCAACAAACTGTTTATTTGTCAGACCAGATTGACGTAAAGCAGATTCAATGACATCCTCGCTGATGTCACCTTCAATCATATCAAGGATACCTTTTTCAGTATCAGTACCAATGAGTAATTTTTCTGTCTGCTCTCTAATCTCTTTAGCAGATTTTTTCTCAGACATCTTTAGTGTGTCATTGACAATCTTACCAATGACTTCTGATGCTTGAGTTTCCTCGTTGACCATCTTTCCTAACTGACCGTTAGAAGCTAGGTCTTCTACAATAACAGTAACAGCTTTACCTACACGCTGCATTAACTGTGTTCTAAACTGCATCTGTGCAGCAGGGTCTTTAGGTTCTGGTCCTAGTTCCTCTAGTACCTGTCTACCTGCATCCTTATCAAATATATTATTAGCTATGTCACCGCTTTGATTTACTGCTTCATCACTTCTTTTACCAGCTTGTTCAGCAGCCTCATCTCTTAGTGCTTGCTCACGTACATTAAGTTGATTAGCAATCTTCTTTTGTTTGATACGTGCTTGTCTAGCATTACCTAGTAGTCTTTGACCATTTATACCACCAGAAATCTTTAAGCCACCTATACCAAAAGCAGTACCAAATGCACCTTCAGTACCTGCTCTAATAAAATCATAGCCCTCTTCAGGTTCACCATACTTCCAAGATAGTTTCTCTATTTCCTGTAACTTTAAATCTTGTACAGCTGCAGCACCTGCTTCTACGGTAACACCAGCAGCGGCAATCTTACCACCTGTTGTACTTAGAAGACGTTTGCCTGACATCTTAGCAGCTTCTTCTAGTGCCAGTTTTTTACCACCAGTCTTTAACGCTTGTACAATAGCACGTTGACCTACTGTAGCTGCAACTTTACCAGCACCAAAACCAATGTATGATAATGGGTCTAGTAAAAGTGACTTACCAAAGTCACGCAGAGCAGATAGATAACCTGTTCCACCTTCCTCATAAAAGGATGGTAGCTTTTCTAGCTGACTATATATGTAGCCAAACTTCATACGCTCTGCTTCATCTGCACTACGTACCCAGTTTAGTTGGCTTCCTAAATCAATACTGTTCCATTCAAACTCACGAGTGTGTGTAAGAAACCGTTTTAGATAGTCGGAGTCAGATTCATCTTCTTCTTTCTTACCCTCATCACCAAGACGATTAACCATATACTCACTGAGCATATCCATATATTCACTGTCACTTGCTAATTCTTCAAAAGTAAGTTCATCAGCAGTGTCAATATCTATATCGTCACCAAACTCACGAGGCTTTGGTGGTTTAAATTCATCTGGTATATCAAGGGATTCTTCGTCTTTAGCATAGAGAGAAGATACATAAGTGTCTAAATCAAATTCATCTGCAGACACTTCTTCTTGGTCAGGAATACCTGCGCTAGTAACTGTCTGTCTATCTTTACTATATAGAGAAGATATGTATGAATCTACATCAAATTCATCAGCCATTATTCTAGCCCATATTCAGATGCTAATCTTTCTTGTGTAGCTTCGTCCATGTTTGTCTTTAATATTAAATCTTCAAATGCTGCCTTACGAATAGTCATATCTACATTTTTATTTCTTGCAACATCAACCATAGTAGGTGTTTCATTAGGATTCCAAGTCACACCATCTGCAGTTTTACGACCAGCATCATCTATAGTAATCTCTGGTCCAGAAGGAGTAAACTTTCTTGTCGGTTCAGGAGTTTCAGGCTTTGGTAAATTTGCAAAAGCATTTTCTGCAATTACAGATAGTTCAGCAGCATCTACTTCAGGATATATAGTATTTAAAGCATTCCATATATCTTCTGGAGAACTTGCTTTTGAAGCAGTTGCATTAGCAAAATCTAAAGGAGTTGGATATGTTTCTCTCACTTTAGCATTTTTATCTTCGTCAGGAACTCCTGCCATTACATCCATATCTGTGCCTGTACCTACTACACCACCATCTGTAGGCATATACATATCAAGACTATTTGTTTCAGCAAAGTTTTGGGCTTCTTTGTTTACATAATTACCTTGTGCATCTATTAGATTATCTCTAAAGAAAGAAGCATTGTACTCATCATGTTTTTGTTTTCTAAACTCTACTGCTTCTGGTCCTACGAGAGTTTCACCATTTGCAATAACGGTTGGTTGAGGGCCTCTATCATTATAACTAATATTGCTATCTACTGTTGCTAGACCATCCTTATAATTGCTTCTATGAAATTGCCATTGCTGATAATCAAACTTATCATCTTTAATAGCAGCATTATACTTAGCAATATTATTTGTTACATTATCTAAATCGTCACGCAATTTTATTTCTTGTTCTGCTGTTAAAGGTTGATTAGTAACAGGGTCAACACCTCTAGACAATGTTGATGTAATAATATTGAATTGTTGCTCCAGCTGTGGGATTTCATTTAATACTTGATTTCTATACTGTGTAGAGGCAACAGTACCACTTGTATCTATTGTCCCACCTATTAAGTCATTAAACGCTTTCTTTTGTCTAGGTGGTATTAGTTTATTAATCTCAGCAGATGCTGTAGCACCTAAGTCTGGCGCACCCAAACCAATGTTAGCAAGTAATCCAGTATCCTGCATTTGAATATCTACAGGTTTAAGTTCCATACGAATAGAACCTAATGCATCTTCTCTTGATAGGTCAGCGTAGTCTTCTAAATTGATATTGTCAAAAGCTACTCTCTCACTGATATTTTGTTTGACACCTGTAAGTCTGGATGTTTCATCCATGTCTGCAAAGAATTGACTTACAGATTCTACACTGTTTCCAGCACCTTTATATGCAGCAAGTGCTTTTGCTACATCACCACCAAATTCATCAATCATTCTGTTAAGAAGTTTTTCAGCTTCAGCATCATGTTCATCTGCCAAGTCCATCTTCTGTGCTTGGCGAGTCATCCAAAACTGTCTAGCGCGACTTACTTCTTCATCACGTTTTTCCATAGCATCTTGTAAAGACTTATCAACACTTGTTGCAAGACCCGTTACAAGACCAGAACCAAAACTTCCACTAAACAATCCCATTATGCTCTCCGTGACATTAAGCCAGAACTATACTGCACATCTTCTTTTTCTTCTTTAACAGTTTCTTGCTCTTCTCTTGCCGTTTCTAAATCTACATCTTCTAACTTAGACTTATACTTAGTAGCTACTTTAGCAAGAAGACTTTCTCTAGTCTGTCCTTTTTCAGGTGCATCTAAGCCAGAGTTATACTTAACACCTGCACTATCACCAAGTAACATAATCATTTCTACAAGAATAGGAAGAACCAACATGCCTGTATCAATATTGTGTACACCTTCCATAACACTAGACATTTGAATAGTGTTAGCAAGCACAGCAACAGGCACACCCATCTCTAAGATATCAACAAGCTGTACCATAAATTCTTCTGTTGTCATACGAGACATGTAATATTCTACGACTTCATCAACAGTAGAATACTGCGAAGGATTTTGCCACGGACGAGAACCTACTTCCATAGTTAATGATTCACCGGGAATAGGAGCATCAAAATTTGGGTCACTACTCAGTTTCATTGATTTCTTTCCTACGGTTTCGGATAACCTCTAACTGCTTTGCAATACGTACAGCAGGATTTTTGTAGTCTATGCCAGACTTCATAGATGATGGTGCTTTACTTAACAATCCACCTGATGGTTTATTATCTGGCTTTGGTAAGTTTTCAATATCCATATTTTTGTACATAAGTACAGCAGGATTAAGCTGTCTTGACATCGTTTTGTTTCCTTTTACGTGATACTACAAAGTCCATAGCTTTTTTGGTAAGCCATTTTAGTGCAGGTTTGTTACTGATAAACTTAGCATATCTTTCACCATATTTGCCGTACAGTTTCTTAAACCATTTAGGTGCATCATACTGCAACCACACACGGAATACAAACCAACGTGTGTCTTGTTTGCCATACACTTCACGTGCTACCCAACAAAACATACCTGCACCAATAGCAGCACTACCAAGTGTACCAATTAAACTACCTACTGCAGTACCAGCAGCACTTGCAGATTGTTCATTAGCAATTTCTTTACGTGCCTTTGCATCTAGTTCTGCTATAGCCAATGCACTTATTCTATCCAGATAGTTTTCTGCAGACTTGTATGCCCACTCCATAGTATCTGCATGATAAGTCCACAGATTATCGTAGGCAGTCTTGCTTATATCTAAAGCTGCTGTAGCATTTAATTCATTAGCACGGTTAATGGCAGCAGTATCTGCAGTAGCAATTTCTCTACGCCATACAACATTGCTCTGTGCAATAGCTAATTGGTTTTGTGCATTGAACTGGTCACGTTGATTATTTAGTTCAGCATTAAATCGTTCTACTGTATTTACCTGACCTGCATTAAACTGTGACTGTGCATTTGCTTGTGCTGAATTAAACTGTGATGTTTGAGAAGCAAGATTAGCAAAGAATTGGTCAACCTGATTTTGGCTAGTAGCATTAAACTGTGCAGCAGCATTAGTAGCAGCTTGGTCAGTAAACAATGCCTGTACTCTTTGTTGAGTATTAAACATTTGTGTTTGTTGACGGTTAGACAGATTAGTCATATCCATCTGTAAGAAGTTCTGTGCATTCTGTACAGCTGCTTGTTGTCTGTTGTTTAGATTTTGTGTGTCCATCTGAGCAAGGGCAGCAGCTTCAGCCATTACCATCGCTTGTTTGTTAGATAGATTATTTAAATTCATCGTGTTAACAGCACGACTGTTTTCTAACTGCACCTGTTGTTCAGCAGTAAAGTTCATATTGGCAATATCACCAATACGTGCAGAGTTTTGTACACGTGCTTGGAAGTCTTGTGTAAACTCCATGCCCATAAACTCTGCTCTTTGTTGTGCCGCAAGCATAGCACGTTGCTGACGGTTTGTCAAGTTCTGCTGTTCAAATGAAGCAATAATACTTGCATCTGCCTGTGCAATAGGCAATGCGCTTTCTAATGTAGCTTGTACAATAGCCTGACCAGCAAGACTGCTTGCACCTAGACCACGTGCAGCCATCGCTGCAGTAGCATTACGTAATGCACCAGCAGCCCATGCAGGTGGATTTTTAGCATCAAAGTTAGATGTAAGCTGCGCTAGTTGTCCTTGAACAGTAGCTTGTGTACTAGGTGTAGCGGTAGCAGCCTGTACCTGTTCAGTAAATGCAGCAGCAGTTTCAGCATCTGCACTACCACTAATAAGTTCACCATCCTGAATCTGTCGTTGTACAGGATTGTCAATAAGAATAGCATTGCCTTGGGCAGCAGTAACATTTCCTACACTGCTTGCTGTTTGCTGTGCAGCAGCTACTTGCGCACGTGGGTCATCAGGCGTAGTCTGAGCAGCCTGAGATGCTTGTAAAGCTGTGTTAATAGCAGGAGCAGCTTGTTGTGCTTGCATTAAGTTAGCTTGCATTTCTTGAGGAGCAGTTGCTTGATATGTACCAGCCATAGCTGTAGGCACAGCAACAGCACCAGTAACTTGCCCAGTTTCAGGCGCAATCATTTGAGATGCAGTAGGAGTTATACCAGCAGCAGTAACTACTCCACCAGCAGGTAGTCCGGGACTAGCCATCTGTTGTACACTAAAGTCAGCAAGACTTTGTCCCTCTTGTGGACCTGTAGTAACAGGAGTAGGTTGTTGTGGTAGTTGTGTAACAGCACCACCCTCTTGATACTTCTTACGTGCTACACCACCCTTTGCCATCTGCATGGCAGCATTAGTATAGCGTTGCATCTGCTGTTGACGCATTGGGTCATTTTCAATGTATTGCTGGAACTGGTTCATGTCACCAGAATAGCCCATAGCCTTTGCAATCTTATTCATTGCTTCAGGCTTAAATGCTTTAAACATTGCCATTATCTATTCCCCTGCAACACTCTATCTAGCTTATCTTCCAACCTGTGCAATGCTTCCATCAATCTATCCATGTCGTCACGTAACTCTGTCTTCGTTGCGTAGTCTTCACGTGTCCGGTTCAAAAGAATGCTGAGACGCTTGACTTCATTACTCAAGCCTACCAAGAACCACGCACCACCAGCTACGATGACACCAAGAAGCATATCAATGAGGTTGGTCATTTCCATCAGGCGAGGTCTCCCAAAATACCGATACAAATAAATGGGGAATCGTTCAAAACACTTAAAGAAGCTGTTTGAAAATTAAAGTTAGAGGCAATTTTAACAGTTGTGGTGGTTACGTTAGAGTCACCATCGCTTGTATTTACACTTTGCGATTGACCATTATCGGAAACCCCTGATTGTATCCTAGAACAGACAACTACAGCGTAGTCATTGTTTCCTGTAGCGTTTGTAAAATTTATATTGTAATCGCCAGTGCCATTGTCCGTTAAACTTGCATTGTTCAGAGAATCACGAGCCGCTATAGCACCAGTGCCATTAAAGTTGACCCATTGTTTAGCCAGCCCCTGCTGAAGATTGGTTGTTGTTGAGCCACCCTCACCTGTGACAGCAATGGAACCTGCCGATGTTTTGCCAGTTAATTCATCTGTTTTTGCTTCTGTAGTGTTTACATCAACAATCAGTGCCGCTAAGTCTGCTGCTCTACTCATGCTAGGTCTCCTAACGTATGCACATCAATATAAACAGCATCATAATTTGTGCCTATTGTTGCGCCACCCGAAACTAAAAATCTGTAAACGGTTGTTGTTGGTGCTACCACTGCTGTTCCACTTCCACCAGACTGGTGCATACCAATAAAAGTATATGCTCTATTCCCTGCACCGGTGTTTGACGATTGAGATGTTGTGTTGCTGTAATTTATGTTTGCAAAAGCAGACGATATGTTATGCGAAAATTCTCCACTTGCGTGGTCTGTAATGCTACTTAAATTCAGACTATCCCTTGCCGAAGCAGTGGAACCATTCAGATTAATCCACGCCTTCGCACTTCCACCAGCCACATATTCCATAGCCACGCTGTTAGCACCAGCCGCATCCTTCAGGGTGTTTACTCTTAGTTCGCTTGCCATTATGCTAGGTCTCCTTTTACTGATGTACAGCAAAAATCACTATCAGCGTATGAACCACCGTTATTTACTTGCTGAGTAGAATAACTGCTTGTAGCCATTGCACTTATTCTGAGACCATTTACAGCAGGGCCAACAATCCCAGAAGAATAAGCTAGAGAATATCCTGCATTATTCATAGCGTTGCTTATATTTATTGTCCCTTGACCCGTTCCAACGTCAGTGACTGATGTCACGTTTTGGCTGTCCTGAACAACGTGAGATGTGTTATATTGCACCCAAACCTTCGCCAGCCCCTGCTGAAGTGATTGCGTTGCACTACCACCCTCGCTAGTAACTGTGATATCACCTGCGCTGGTTACACCCTGAAGGGCATCTACTTTGAGTATGCTTGCCATTATGCGAGGTCTCCGTGAACTAGGCTATACGCATTATCAATATCTACATCGGTAGTATTACTTACGGCGTAGAAATAGCCGTAAGCGTATGCGGAAGCAGTCAGTGTTACAGAGGAAACCACCACAAAGTAGTATTGGTTTTCGTCTCCGCTGCCAGCAATGTTGTAGTTGGCGTTAGTCATACTGCTGGTGAGATTGTTGGTGTAATCTCCCGTGCCACGGTCAACCACCGAAGCGATATTAAAACTGTCCCGCAGCGTTGGCCCTGTCCCGTCAAGGTTAGCCCAAGCCTTCGCGGCATACTGCCCCGTCAGGGCAACTGGTCCAGTACCTGCCTTATCCGCAATGGTATCTACATTAAGAACGCTAGTCATTATACAATGCTCCAATACCCGTTAACAGTGACGGTGGCATTCTGTGTGATTGGTCCACCGCTGACACCATTCTCATCGCTGTCAATCGTAATGTCAGCATCTATGCTCTGTCCATTCAAACGGATGATGCTGTTGTTACCTTTGAATGGGTAGCGATTGTCACTTTCAGTCTTTGTATACGAGTTCGCAATATTGAACACATCGTATGCCACCATCTCAACAATGTCATTCAGGGATGCTGCAGTTGTCAGGACAACACTTGTGCCTGTCGTAGCGGTGTAGTCCGTTGTTGGCTTGAGCAGGACACCATTCTGGTACACGTCCAAGTACAAGCTGTCCTGATAGGTAAGTACCTTGCTGTCTGCGTCACTACCTGTGAAGGTTGTCTGACCTGCAGTTGCCTGATAGACAAAGCGGTTGCGAACACCTGTTGAGGGGGATTTACCGATGTAACTCATTGGTCTTCCTTATGGTTTAGTAGGCCACGTTACGTCATCAAGAGATGTGGCGTTATCTGTGATGTCACGCAGGGCTTGGCGGTAAGTTGTCATGGCGGCTGTCATGGTTTGGTCGGACAACCCGTAGTGGTCAGTATCAGCCAGCCGCTTGGTACGTTCAGTACGTAGGGCATCTAGCTTGGCTGCATTTTCAAGTTCAGTCTGCTTTGTTGCAACAGCGTCTGCATCCCAAGATACTACGTTGCCGTTTGCATCGTAGGCTGTTTCACCCCGGATGGACACAACAGAAGAATAAAGATTGTATATAGCCTCGTGCTTCATACCGCTATCTCCGTTAGTGTTATGCTACTTACGCCATCGATTGTGGTTTCATTGCTACCACCCCTATTGATGTACACTGTCGCTGCATATTTATGCTCTACATAAACTGTATAGTCTATTGCGCTTGTGGTGTTGTGGTCGTGATAAATTTGACCGCCATTATTAGACATTGAATAAGTGGAATTACCGCCAAGCCTTGCCCCAAAGAAACGTGAACTAAACGCTGTGTCAGTTCCAGTTTGTCCTATGTCGTGATATACCATATGATATGAACCATATGCCGCACCTGAGTTGTTGGATGAGGTACAGAGACTGTAGGTCACAAGTATTTTGCTGGTAGCATCTGTCGGTGTAATAGTAGCAGTTAATCCAGTTGCTACGGCAGTATCGGCAGATAAAACTAGGCTTTCCTCAGTTTCATAAAATGAGTGAACTACCTGCAAAACAGTTCCGGGCTGTGTTACTATGGTCAACGCCATTTATCTATCTCCAAACAGGGATGACCCCTACGCTTATGCGTAAGGGCTATCACCAAGCAAGTCTGCGTTCCATGCTGCTTTGAGTTCAGCAATCGTGCTGGCACTGTCAATAGCGGCAGCAGCAGGTGCATCACGAAGGGCAGTCTTTGCAGCAGCAATAGCACTGGTATCTGCACCAGTCTCTAGTGCCTTCATCAGTTCCACGTCCTTTGCTTCGAGCAACGGTTTACGTGCTTCACGAATCTTGTCACGGAAGATTGCCCGTGCAGAATCCATGTCTTCACTGATTACGCTTCCATTAAGAGACCATGCACCACGAAAGTGACGGTCAGAAGGAACGGTAGCCGTGGAAGCGTCAATCTGGTTCCCGTCCTTATCTACGATGTATGTTGTTACAGCCATGTGTTTTCTCCTATGCTGCGATATCAGTGGCAGTTATGTCATCAGCTATCTTCCAAGCATTACGCCACTCTCTAGTGCTTGGTAGCTGTTCTTTGCGGCAGATAACCATCTTTGGTTTGTTGCCAGAATCCCAGTTCTGCCACACGTG